GCAACGTCCGCCGCGTCGAAGAGCCCCTCGAACGCCTTGATCTGCTCCTGATTCTTGAGGAACGTCGCGAGCTGATCGCGCGTCAGCCGCTTAATGAGCTTGCCGGTGATCGCCATCAGTACGCCAACGGCTCGAGCGTCGCCTCAAGGCGCGCAAACGCCAGATGCGCGTCGCTGTCACCGCGGAAGCGCTGCACGCGCCAGTTGCGCATGTGCCCCTGCTGGAACCAGACGAGGCGCTTGGTGTAGTCGCCGACTGTGCCCGCCGTGACGGCGCGGTCCTGCGACCAGTTGATCCCGTCGACGCTGTAGCTGGTCGAGATCGGCGGGTTCTTGCCGAGAGCAACGCGGCCTGTCAGCGATACCAGTTCGAGCGCGTTGAAGAGCGCACCGCGCGATTCGTTGTAGACGATGCGGGTCGCAAACTCCCAGCGCACCTTCGAGCCCCAATGGTCGCCGCTGTCTTGCGTCAGATAGCCGACCGCCGTTGACTGCGGATCAGCCGTCAGCCAGCGGTCGTAAGCCCAGACAAAGCTACGCGCGCGGTACTGGGCGTAGCCCTCGGTGGTCGAGGCGAGACAGAACCAGACGGGCACGCCCGCCGCCTGCGATGCCGCCGCGTCGTAGACGAGCGTGCGGTCGGGGAGATGAATGTAGAGATGCTGGTGGCTGCGGTCGTTGCGCGCCTCAAGCTTGACGCCCGCAAGCTGCGCCTCGGTGTAGTCGAGCAGAAGGTCGTCGATCTCCTGCGTCGAGATCTTGGTAGCGCCCGCGTTCACGCCGAGATAGATGCCTGGCGCTTCATTCCGCCCGCTGCCGAGAAACGCGATTGTTTCGACGTAGACGCAGCACGCCTGCGTCCCGACGACGCCCTTCTGGATCTGCGCGCCTTCAATACGCTGAAACGGGAAGAATTCCGATCCGACGTTCTCGAACACCTCGATGGTGTTGCGGTTGAGCGCGTAGATCTCGTTTCGCAGCTTCAGCAGCGCCACCACCGGGTCGGGGTCGATCTCGGAGCTGCCATACTTCAGCGGGTTGACGGCGGTGGGATCGGTCAGCTCGGTGACGACCAGGCTCGTGCCGTCCGTCGTCATGAAATAGCCGTCCACCCAGACGACATCGAGCACAACGCCGAGGTCGGGGTCGGTGACCTGCGTCAGCGTCGAGCCGTCCCAGTAGAAAAGGTTGTTGTTGCTCGCGATGGCGAGACGGTCGAAGCTGTAGTCGAACGTGACGAGGTTCGTCCCGCCGACATCGCCCAATACCGTGACCGCGCCATTCGACGCGACCGAGCAGAGTTTCGTCCCCATGACGCGGTAGCAGACGCCGTTCCAGAGGATCGCGCCGCGGTCAACGCCTGGTCCGGTGCCGTTCTGCACGATGCCATCGCTGGGACGCAGAAAGCCCTCGGAGACGCCCGAGTCCGCCGGCACCGGAACCATGTTGACCGGATACGACGTGCGTATCGCGGGCGACGTGTCCGTGTAGATGCCGGAGGCGATGGGGATCTGCATTAAACGCCGCCCTCGCCCGTGGCGATGTTGAGCGTCGTGCCCGCCGCGCTAATGTGCGCCACCGTCACGTCGCCGCTGCGCTTACGGACGATGATTTCGCTGCCTGCGCGGACGGGAATATCCGCCGTCGTCGCCGTCTGCGAGCCCTCGCCAATGCGAACGTAGCAGATGTTCGCGCCGCTGTTCACGAGCCGAACCGCGCGGTCCTGGCTGTTGACGGTGACGCTCGCGCTGGTCGCAGCAGGCGTCACGACCTGGTTGCTTTTGTCGCGTTGGGTGAACTGGATGTTGTACATGTCACGCTCCGTGAGGTTGGTGCAAGTCTAGCAAAAATGGGCGGATGGTGTGCGTTATGCCGACGCTCTGGAAACTACCTTCCACCCGAGCACCTTGTAGCAAACGTAGTCACTAGCACCGGCAGATGCGTGATTGATTGTGAAGCCTGTCCCTGATGAAGAATCGGTCACGGTGACACGCATATTGCCCAGCGCTGCGGCAGACGAGTTGAACGGCACGATCTGAATGATCGGGTGAAAATAATTGCTGCTACCGCCGACGTATGTTCTGTAAATGTGACCGCACGTCACCGACGTGCTGGTGGCTGCGTTTGTAAGCTGCACCACGCCTTCTAGGGTATCGGTTGAGCCTAGCAAAACAGAGCCGATCTCCCAATTCCATAAGTCGTTACTAATCAAAGCGCGCGGCGCCGACGTGATGGCCGCTTTGTTTGTCGCAATGCTGCCGATCCGCCCTTTTGCCCCTGACGCCACAATGAACGCGTAGTCCATCGTCGCGCCAGAATCGTTCGCCACCAGCTTGTCGATGTACGCTTCAAAAGTCGCGTCGCCCGATATTTGGCAAGCCCTGCCCGTGGGGTTGCGAACAAATAGAGTATCGGCAAAAACAGACCCTGCACCTTGAAACACCACGCCGCGCGTCGCAGGAGAATCAATGTCCATTCTGCCAATCAAAGCGCGCCCGCCAGCGATGATGCTAACGACGGAATCATACTGATCCGACCCGGCTGCGCCTGACCCGGTGCCGTTTGATACGCCCTGATAATTTGCCAACTCGAAACTTTCGACAGACGAAGTGAAAAAGCCGTTACCGAATGCGTTGTTAGACAATGCGTTGCTAATGCGGATTCGTTTTGGATACAACGCCGACCCTGCGTTCCCCTGAATCTTGATTCCCGAGTTTGCCGTCCCGTTTGTCTGGCCAATAAAGGTCAGGCTCTCAAAGCTGCTGTCGAGAGAACTGTCTTGTATCTTGATTCCGCCAGAGCAATTTCGCGCGATGACGGTTCCGACCTGGCAGCGCTGAACCGTAAAAATTGCGCCGTTGCCTTGATATCCGCCGCCGTAAACTTGCGTGCAGGATTCCGCATAAATTTGATCTATAAAGGCATTCGTGACCCACGCGCTCCAGCCGCCATCAATACCAAAGCTCCATCCGTCCGCGTCAGAGTCAGTGCATGTCAGCCCGACATAGCTGCCGCCGGTGTTTTTCAAAAAGCGCCCGGCAAATTGCCTGTTGTTGATTGCGCGTAGATTTTGAAGGCGAGGGCGCGTGCAGTTGTGAACCAGGATGCCAGCGATCTCGCCCGTAGCAGGCGTCGTTTGGTTGGCTTTGTTGGAGTCGATAACGCTATTGATGACAGCGGAATCTGTGGCGCCATCAATAGCGATGACGCTCGCGTTCTGGCTGTTTGCCTGCTTTATGGTGGCCCCATTCAAGTCAAACGTGACGCCTGAAGGGACCAGTAGGCATCGACGATACGACACGCCATTAACGGTCACGGCGCCAGCGTAGGACACCAAAAATGTGGCGCCAGAGACGCCTAGAACGGTTTTCGCTCCAGAATTAAGCGCCGCTTGAATCGCCGCCGTATCGTCTGTGACCCCATCTCCAACAGCCCCAAAATCCTTCACACTAACGACATCCCGCAGCTTTGACTGCACCGTCCGCGTCACCGCCCCGGTGCCAGACTGCAAAAAGCTCACCTCGTCCGAATTGTCGGGAAGGTCGAGCGTGTCCTGCATGTAGTCGGTGAGAGCCGTGATCGACATCCTCCGCGCATCACCCGAGTTCGGCGCATAGACGGGGATCTGGTCGCCGCCTGAAGGCGTGCCGAGGAGCGGGAGCTTGTTGATCGTCGGCATCTTTACTTCACCAAGTGATTAACGAACCAGGTCCCCAAGCCCCCAAGCGCTGACGCAATCGCCATGCCGGCGAAGATCCCGCCGTGACTGCGATTGGCGAGAGCGAGAAGCTCCTTCACGTCCTTCTGCAAGTCCTCGACCTGCGCCTCAAGCGTCTTTACCTGCCCGATCAGCAGTCCGAATTTCACGGGGTCAACATCCGTCACGATCAGCGCTCCTTCAGTGGCATCGTCGTGATCGCGCGCAGCACCACGACAGCGATGGCAATCATGCACCCGACGAACGCCTGGCCGGCGGGCGGGAGCGGTAGGTGGAAAACGAAGCCTTGCAGAACGGACAGCACCGCCAGTGCGATAGAGAACTGGATGGTGCGGGAATTGAGAA